ACGTTGCCTATGCCTGCAGTCTGCTCTCGGAAGTGCCCATGACAGAGGCCATGAGCGCGGAAGTTCACAGGATGTCCGGCGGAAAGATGCGCGACGTCCTCAACATCATCGCCAATGTGGAGCGCATAGCCAAGGAATCAGGGCTGGAGAAGGCGGACGTGGCCAATTTCCAGGGTGTGACGCTCGGTATTGACTGGGCCAGCCGACAGCCCAAGACGGTCCGCGCCCAGGGAGCCAAGGCATGACGCCGGGCCGACAGATCCTGACCGCGCTTTCGGCCGGTTGCGCGACCACGGCGCAGCTGGCCGAGCGCATCGAAGGGGCAACTTCGGCCCGGCTTCAGAGTTGCCTGCGCACCCTGCAGGATCGCGCCCTGGTGAGGTCAGCCCAGGGCGTGCACGAACTGACGGACAAGGGTCGGGCATGGGCCGAAGCAGGATTGGAGATCAACGGCGGGCCACGGCCCGGCAACGCCCAGTCGAGGACGGCAACCACCCTTCGAGCCAAGGCATGGCGGTATCTGCTCATCAAGAACAAGGCCAGCCTGGATGAAATCCTGCTGCTCGTCGCCGACGGCACGGAGTCTCGTGCTGAGCAGAACCTGCGGCGCTATCTGAACGCGCTGACGCGGGCGGGGATCCTGGTCAAGACGCGCTCTGGCTGGCTCCTCCCGAACGATCGCATCACCGGCACCGAGGCCCCAAGCTGGAACACCAAGACGCGCATGGTCAGCGATCTGAACACGGGGGAGATATGGCGGATTTAACGTGGATGGCCATGCTCAAAGAGCAGGTCGAGGCGCGGTCCATCACGGCTGTGGCTGCGGATCTGGGGGTGAGCCGCACGGCGATCAGCCTGATTCTGTCGGGCAAGTATCCCGGCGGCACTGATCGAATGGCCGCGCGGATCCAGGATGTTTTTTCGAGGGTGCAATGCCCGTATTCGGGCGGATTGGTCAGTCCTGCGGAGTGCGCGCAGCGGGCAGGGAAAATGCCCATGGGCAGCCCCGGCGCGCTCAGATGGTGGCGGATGTGCCAGGTATGCGAACACAAACCTAATAATGCGGAATAGCGGAGGAAATATGGTCAGCCAGGAAATACGGAACTGCGGGATCGCCCTTGGGGCACTCATGCACCAGGTGACTGAGGAACAGGCGGCGATGATCAGGCTCATCAAGTCAAATCTGATCGCGGCGGCGGATCAGGCCAAAGAGATGGAAAGCGGGCTGATGGTTCCGCCACTCTTCAAGGTCAATTGTGACGGCGATTGCAGGATCTGCGCAGCCGGACCGAACACTTTCAAACGATAGGAGGAGTCATGGAAGGATACAGGAAGAACGCTCTGGGGCACCTGGTGCCGGTGGATCAGATTCAGCCCATTGACCTGGCCCGCGATGAACTGGTGGTGGAAAAGGCTGAGAAAATCAAGGCCATGCAGGCGCAGATCCGTCAGCTCAAGGGCGAAATCATGGGCGACATAGAGGCTTTCGTGGAGCTGGCCGCCGAGAAATACGATGCCAAGGTCGGAGGCGATAAGGGCAACGTAACGCTGATGAGCTTTGACGGCCGCTTCAGGCTGCGCCGCCAGATCTCCGAGAACCTGAGTTTTGACGAGCGCCTTCAGGCTGCCAAGGGTTTGATTGACGAGTGCATCAGGGAGTGGACCCAGGGTTCGCGCTCCGAGCTGCAGGCCCTGATCAACGATGCCTTCCAGGTAGACAAGGAAGGCCGGATCAACACGGGCCGCATCCTCGGCTTGCGTCGGCTCGCCATCGACGATGACCGCTGGCATCGGGCCATGGAGGCCATTTCGGACAGCCTGCAGGTAACGGGAACAACGGCGTATTTCAGGCTCTACGAGCGCTGCGGCAACGGCGATCGGTATGTGAGCGTTCCGCTCGATATGGCGGCGGTCTAACCCCTGTGAAACAGCCCTTCGGGGCTGTCGTTCGGGCGTGGCGGCCTGGGCCTGATGAGCAGCCAATGGAGAGATCATGCAGATCACATGCGGAATTTGTGGCCATCAAGGTGATGCAGAGCGGTTCCTTCCGGAAAATGTCGGGATCCTGCCCGAGGACGTCCTGGGGCCTGGCCCGGACTGGGTCTGCCCGAGCTGCCTGAGTGATCTGTACGTGCCCGCGACCCTTACGCCAGAGGACATCGCCGGGCTGCTGAACCAGGACACACGGCCATGACCGAACTGATCCTGGTGCGACAAACGATATACGTGGAGGGCATTGAATGCACAGTGACGGAGCTTGTCCCGATGTACCCACGATTGAAGAAGTACCACGGGCCTTTTGCAAAGATCATTGCGCTGCCTGGATCAACCGGCAGTCAAAGCGAGGCGCCGACGAAAGCTACTGCGGCAAGACCATCATGCCTCCTGGCGGAGATGGAAGGCGGATGTGTGGATGGAGTTGGGACCGAATCAGGGAGAGGATGAGATGACAACCGTATTGCTCAAAGTGTCAACGCTTGAAGCCGTTTCTGGAGACGAATTGACCAGGTACGTTCAGCATTTGGTCATGGGAGTCGAAGAGAACGAACACGACGAAGAGGCCTTTGCCCTTCTCGATGATGCAGTAATTCTCACAGTGGAGCGGGCAGAATGAAGCGTGAAGACTGGAAGAAAGTTGAAGACAAACTGCGTTTTCCAGGAGCCCGTGCATCCCTGAGAGTAGATGGCCGGGACGTGATTTTGGAAGTCCGCACTGACAAGATGAAGATGGTCATCAGCGTGTATGTTGATGGATGGGTGAAGGGTGAATGGCTGGATGCCAAGAAGCCCTGCCCTGAACAGGCTTACATGCGCCGCCACGAAACTTACCTCTGGTCAAAAAAACATCGGGATGAGGCTGCGAAATGGGCAAAGCGATATGGGAAACGCGAAGCGAGAAAGCTTTTCGGCGATATGGACAAGAAAATCGTCTTTCATATCCCGTATTTCCCATCAGTGCGCACCATTCGGACCGAGTATGAAAAGACCTTCAAGTCCATCGAGTTGGTGAAAGCATGCGTGTGTTCGGACGCGAAAGAAGCCACCCTACGCACGTTGTTGCGCCGCATCACAAGAGAACTAAAGCAGATGGAACTGGAAGCGGAATGAAAGCCACCTGCCCCCACTGCGGAACCTACGGACCTGTCGAAATTTTCCTGACGGCCGACGACGCCAAGAGCGTGCAGCTGGCCGTGGCCAGCCTGCCCGGCGAACTGCCGCGTCTGACCTGGTCATACTTGGGCCTGTGGCGCAAGCCCGGAAGTTCCAGGGTGCTGACCTGGGAGCGGGCCGGCCGGATCGTGGCCGAGCTGGCGGAGCTGGTGGCCGAGCCGGAGATCCAGTGGAAAGGCGGCAGGCTGGTGCCATCCCGCCCCGAATTTTGGGCCCAGGCCATCAAGCTCCTCCTGGACCGTGACGCCCAGGGCAAGCTGGATAGGCCTCTGGAGGCGCACAACTATCTCAGGGCCGTGGTCTATGAGCTGGCCGAGAAGGCTTGGCATCAGGGCAATGTACGGCGCGAGGAAGAGGCAAAGCGCCGCCCCCCTGAGGCGCCGCAGATACGCCGGGAACTGAAGCATGAAATTGATCACGTTGTGTCTCTGGCAAAGGGGCTTGAGGGCTGGCGTGAGAAGCTTGGGCTGTCCAGGCCCGAAGGAGGCTCGAACGAATGAACGCCTTTCAGGCCATCCCAGGCATGCCCGGCTACGAGGTCAACGGTCTTGGCCAGGTTCGGGGCCGTAGCGGTAAGATTCTCAAACACGATTCGGACGGGCGCGTGCAGATCAATACGCCCCGTGGCCCGCGTCGTTTCTACATCGGAGAGCTGGTGCCCGTGTATAAAACCGGGGCGGACTCTCCGGAAAAAGTTGACGCCCAGGACGAGCAGGAAGCCCTGCAGCGACGGGTAGACCACTTGGAGCGAGTCATCATGGAGTATGAGGCGACCCACGGAAGTTTCGACCCTTTTGGAGGTGAAGCATGACAACGGTGGAGATGGTGAATCTGATCAGGGCCAACAACCAGCCGCTAAGCCACAAGGCTCTGCGAGCGATCGCCGATAGGCTGGAGGAACAGGACGCGCATCTGCGCTCTGCGCTGGCCACGCTGACCACGCAGATGGAGGTGGTCACGGATCAGGAAGAGCAACTGCGTGGGCTGGGCGGAGAGCTGGCGGAGAGTGAGCGGCATCGGCGGTTGCTGACTGTCCAAAATCTTGAGCTGCTTGCGACGTGTGATGTCCTCAGGGCGGAACTGTCAAACCTTGAACGGGATCTGGATATAGCCAGTTAGCGAAACCCCGGAAGCGGGGTCATCCGGTCGTGGCGGTCCGGATCTGATGAGCAGCCATGGAGTATGTGAATGAGCAAGAAGCCCGAGGAAGCGTCCCAGAAGTTGTCCGTACAGCAGTATAGCCTACTGCAGCGGGCGTTTGATCATTTTAACGAAGAGTTGTTTGGCGGTGAATTGCCGCAGGTGATCATGACGCTTCATCGCCACCGTGGGGCCGTGGGCTATTTCAGTCCAGAGCGCTTCACGCTGCGCGCCGACGCGGAAATGAGCGTGCACGAAATAGCTTTGAACCCAGACTACTTCCGGGAAACGATCCCCACAACGCGCACCCTGTCGACTCTTGTCCACGAGCAGGTGCACCTCTGGCAGGCTGAGTTCGGTGAGAAAAAGCCAAAGCGGGCATATCACAATCGCGAATGGGCCGACAAAATGGAAGAGGTCGGTCTGATGCCATCTACCACCGGCGACCGCCACGGGAAGCGGACCGGCCAGAGGTGCACGCACTACATAATGAGCGGCGGAAGGTTTGAGCATGTCGCCGCAAACTTTCTTGCCGCAACCCATGACGCATTTTTGGTTAACGCTAAGCCGCATGATCTTGAGTTGAAAAAAAATGATAAAAATAAGGTATGTTACGAGTGCGGAACATGCCTGCAGAAAGCCTGGGCGAAGCCTGAGGCGAAGCTGATCTGTGGCAACTGCGATGAGCCGATGCCGCCCAAAGAAAAGAACTGATTTTGTATCGTACGACACAAAGGAGAATGTCATCATGGCTGTGTACCCGTCGCGCCGCGCTCTAACCGCCCAGATCCATATCGCAAAAAAGGATTTAGCCATGGACGATGACGCATACCGGGCTATGCTCAACGAGCGTTTCGGGGTTGAGTCTTCCGGGTCCCTGGGCATCTTGAAGCTCAAAGACCTGGTTGCCCATTTTGAAAAGCTGGGATGGGTGCCGAAGCGCAACCCGAAGCCGCGCAACGACATCGCCCGACTTTGCAAACGGATCTGGGCGCAGTGCTACAGCCTGGGGCGGCCTGTGCCAGATTATGGCGATGCCATCGCCAAGCAGATGTTCGGCATCGATAAGGTGATCTGGTGCAACGCGGATCAATTGCGAGCCATCACCACGGCTTTGACCAAGCAGCAGTTCAAGGAAGGAGCTGACACGGAATGAGCGAGCGCTGGGTTTCTTTTCCAGAACTTGAGGGCGTGATCGGCAAGGCGGAGGCGGAAGCCCTGTGCAGGGCATTTGGCGGCCTGTCCAAGTACCTGCCGCGCAAACCCGGGGCGGATCATCCGTTCGCGCCGATCATTGGGATGCGTGCACTGGAGACCTTGGCGGCTTTCACCGGCGGCTGGCATTTGGCCCTGCCGAACCTGCGCCGCCCGGAGGCTGAGAAGAACAAGATCCTGGGCATGCTGGACGACGGCAGGACGCATCAGGATATCGCCGAGGAGTGCAAGGTCAGTGAGCGTTGGGTGAGACATTTGGCGGCAAGGAAGCGGGAAGTACAGGGCCAGAAGCCGTTGCCGATTGCTTTGTCATACAATAAAAATTGCTGATTTGTGCACGGATTTTGGTTATGTATCGCGCTCAAAGGAGGCACCAATGGTAATGATTGCTTGCCCTAAATGCCGACAACAGTTGGTTCGAGACGATCAAGAGATGTGCCCAGATTGTCTGCGCCTTGAGCGCGAACACAAAGACGAGGAGCGGCGCAAGAAGATTGCCGAAATGGAGGGCCTGCTTGCGCGATGCGCTAAGGTTGTTCGCAAGGCATTGAAGGCAATTGTTAACGACGGTTGGGATAAGGAGCGGTCCAGGATTCGCCCTAAAGTCTATTTTTGGGCCGCAGTTGTGTTCATAATGATCATTGGCGGAGGATTTGAGCGTAACCCCCAGCCAAAAAATAGGGACATAGTAGTGAATTCATCTTGGGATGGCTCTGTCCGCCAAGTTAATGATTATCTCCAAGGCGTCCTGAAGGACCCCAGTTCTTTTGAAGCTATCGAATGGAGCAAGGTCGTCAAAAAAGATGGAGTGTTCGCAGTTCGCTGTAAGTATAGAGCGAAGAATAGCTTTGGCGGGTATATGATCGAAGAAAAGCTTTTTATAATGGACGGTTTTTCTGGTCGCGTAACAAAAGTCGTCGATTATTAGGCTGGAATAAATACACGAAAATCCAAAGGATGCCGCCAGGAAGCGCATCCGTCATGACCGCCACCAAGGGCCGGGATAGACAGAAGTCTACCCGGCCTTTCTATTTTCTTACTCTACCAGGTGGAGGTCCGATGTGAAGCCCAATCAATTCTCCCGCGTAACGCGCATCCGTATGTTGTGGTGCTCCGTCTACGCTCTGGTACTTCTGTTGGCGGTGGCGTGGATCGCGCCGCAGCAGCTGCCCGTTATCGTCTACAAGCTCAACCTGATCCTGCTCGCCTCCGTGGCCGGCTACTGGCTGGACCGGTGGGCGTTTCCGTACGCGAGGCCGGATCGGTTTTTAACGGAGTCCGGCGAAGTGAAGGTGAACCACAAGCGGGTCTTTGGCGCTTCGCTCGTGCGTCGGGCCATCATAATGGGCGCGGCGATGCTGGCCGTAGGGATGGGGCTGTGAAGCGTTGGAATTGGGAGCTGATCCTGGTTCTGGTTTTGTGCGTCCTCGCCTGGGGCCTGAGCTTTACGGCGCTTGCCAGGGCCGCTGAGGTCCCCCGTCAGGCCAAGCAGCACCGCGCCCTTCTCACACGCGAGGCTCGCGCAGTCTGGGGCATGGACGCACCTATCGCCACTTTCGCGGCACAAATCCATCAGGAATCCGCATGGCGCGAGAATGCCGTTTCGCATGCCGGGGCCCAGGGTCTGGCTCAGTTCATGCCCGCCACGGCCCGGTGGTTACCCCAAGTCGCCCCGGAAACAGGGGAGCCCCTACCATTCAGCCCTTCCTGGGCCATTCGCGCCATGGTCACTTATGACAGATGGCTTTACCGCCGCGTCGGTGCGTGGACGGACTGTGACCGTTGGGCCTTCACCTTGAGCGCATACAACGGCGGCCTCGGCTGGGTGCAACGGGACAAGGCCGTGACCCGGGCCAAGGGCATGGACCCTAACACGTGGAGCCATGTCGCCCTGCATAATGCCGGCCGGAGTGCTGCAAATTTTCGCGAAAACAGAGGGTACCCCACTCGCATCCTCGGACCGCTCACAAACTTATACAGGGCGGCAGGTTGGGGAAAGGGGGCCTGTGATGATTAAGGCCCTGATGTCTCTACTCACCGGCCAGCGGAGCTGGATTTCGCTGGCCGTCATGGCCGCCCTGCTTCTGGCTGCATGCGCTTGGATCTACGTCCAGGACCTGCGCCTCGATGCCGTCCGCGCCGATTCAGTCAGGCAGATCCAGGCCGAACAGGCCGCCCACAACGCGACCAGGGTGGAACTGGCTCACGCCCGGGCTGACATCGTCCGACTGCTGTCGGCGCTTGATGCCGCGCATACGTCCACCGGTGCGGTGCAGGAGAGCCTGCGCGATGCTCTGGCGCGTGAGGCCGAGGCTGTCAGCGCGGCCGTGGCGCGCAAGCAGATTCTGGATCAGATGCGAACACGAGTCCGGCCCGACGAAGAAAAGCTGGAGGTGATCGATGACGCAACGCGCACTGCTGTTGCTGCTCGGCTCAATCGCCCTTTGTAGCGCCTGTGCCAAGCCCGCGCCGATGATCATGACCGTGCCTGTGGTCGAATGCCCAGCTCCGGCCCGCCCGAGGTTGCCGGATGTGGACCCGGCCCTGCCTCTGGACCACGCGGTCAACGTGGAGGTGCTCATGATCCGCGACGACGCGCTAAGGGCGTACGTCCGCGGAATGGAGTCCACCATCGGGTGCTACAAAAATCAGGTCGAGGGCCACCATGAATGACAATTTTGCGGTCCGCCTCGCGAAGATACCTCCAGACCTGCTGGAGTTGGCAAGAGGTGGCTGCTGGCCAAACGCACCACTTGAAGAAGTGGTGGCTCACGCCGAAATGATGATCCGGGCCAGGGATGGGAAGCCGCATCCCAAAAACGAGGATAAGGTCGAGTGGTGGCCGGGCCTGTCGTATCGCGAGACTCGGGTAATTCGGGACGCCTTGGCCGGGCACGAAACGGTTGTCGAGGAAGACGTGGCTACGCTGCGCAAACTACGAGGATGGTTTGAGGGGACGCTGAATGGATGAGGTTGATGACTCCCAAAAAGCGGAACGCCTGTATCGCCAGGAAGCGCTGGACAAACGCAAGCCCGTGGGCAGGCCCGGATGGAAAAGCCTGACCTACTGCATCGAATGCGGGGAGGATATCCCCGAGAAACGACGGCTGGCGATCGAGGGTTGCCAGCGCTGCCTGAACTGCCAGGAAGACAACGACAAGGAGAATGGCCGCTGATGGATGCGTTTTTCAAATGGATGCCGCTCATACTGACAATCGTGCAGCTTCTGCTGGCCTGGGTGATCTGGAGCATGCGCAAGGAGTTCGTCAGGCAGACCGACTGCACCTCGCACAAGAAGGAGTTGGCGTCGTGCCATGCGGCCCTGGCCGCTCGTGTCACCAGTGCCGAGGCGGACATCGGCAATATGCCGCAGCCGGCCGCCTGGTCAAAGATGCAGGTGGCCATCGAAGAGGTGCGCGGATCCAACCGCGTCGTGCTGGCCAAACTGGAGGGTCAAAGCGAGCTGCTCAAACGCATCGAACACCCGATGCAGCTGCTGATGGAACACCATCTAAGGGGGGATAAGTGAGTTTCAAAAATCTGCTGACCGAGGACCGCCGCCTGGTCCTCTTGCGTTTTCTGGACGAAGCTCCTGGGCGGGAGCTGAACACGTCCGTGTTGCATACGGCCCTGGATGCCTACGGTCACGCCGTGAGCCGCGACCAGGTGGAGACGGACGCGGCCTGGTTGGCCGAGCAGGGGCTGATCACCCTGGAGGAAGTTGGCCCGGTGCGCGTGGCAGCCCTGACCGGCCGCGGTGCGGACGCGGCCCATGGCCGGGCCGTGGTGCCGGGCGTGAAGCGCCCCGGGCCAAGGAGCTGAACATGGTCGCCATCTCCACAGTGAAGCGATTGCCGCGCGAGATCCGCGAGGAGATCCACCGGCTGCTGGACACGGGTCAGACCCTGGACGCCATTGTCGGGCACTTGCGAGGCTTGGGCGTTAACGAGGTCAGCCGCAGCGCCCTGGGGCGTTACAAAAAGAATTTCGATGCCGTGGTCGAGAGGGTTCGGCGGTCTCGGGAGATCGCGGACGTGCTGGTGCGTCAGTTCGGCCACGAGGATGAGAGCAAGGCCATGCGGGCCAACATCGAGATGATGCACGGCATTGTCTCGGACATGCTCATGCAGGTCGGGGATGGAGAGAACGAAGATGGCGAAGGCCGCCCTGTTCTCCTGGAGCCCAAGGCCGCCCATGACCTGGCCAAAGCGCTGGACCACCTGGCCCGGGCAAAGAAGACGGACCAGGAAGCCATCATCCGGATCCGCGAGGAGGCCACCAAGGAAGCGACCCAAAAAGCCGCTGAGGCTGTGGTCACCGTAGGCAAGCAAGAAGGCATGTCCGGAGATCTGCGGCAAAAGATCCTGACGGCCATGGGCGTCAAGGGGGCCTGATGTCATCTGAATTGCTCCTCCCCTATCAGGGAGTCTGGGTTGCGGACCGCGCCCGGGTCAAGGTCTGGGAAAAATCCAGACGCATCGGCGCTTCCTACGGGGAAGCGTTTGATTCCGTGATGGAGGCCGCGTTGACCCGTGAGGACGGCGGGCAGTCCACCTATTACCTGTCCTACAACAAGGAGATGACCCAGCAGTTCATCAAGGACTGCGCCTTTTGGGCCAAGACCTTGAACCAGGCGGCAGGTGAAATGGAAGAGGTGGTGCTCAAAGATGAGGACAAGGACATCACCGTCTATCGGATCCGCTTCGCCTCCGGCTTCGACATCTGGGGCCTGCCTTCTGAGGCGAGGTCGCTGCGCTCGAAACAGGGACGGGTCATCATAGACGAGGCCGCGTTTGTCGACGATCTGCCCGAACTGCTCAAAGCCGCGAACGCGCTTTTGATGTGGGGCGGCAGCGTACGCATCATCTCCACCCATAACGGCGACGACAACCCATTCAACGAGTTGATCCAAGATATCCGGGCCGGGAAGAAAGCCTACAGCCTGCACCGCACCACCCTGGACGAAGCCCTGGGCGACGGCTTGTACCGCAGGATCTGCCAGGTCACGGGGAAAGAATGGACGCCAGAGCTGGAGTCCCAGTGGCGGGATGCGCTCATCGCCGATTATGGCGACGGGGCGGATGAAGAGTTGTTCTGCATCCCGGCAAGCGGCACCGGCGCGTATCTGACCAGGAACATGATCGAGTCCGTAATGGATCCAGCGATTCCAGTCATTCGATGGGAGCCCCCAGCGAAAGACTTTGTGGACTGGCCCCTGGACCGCGCCATGCGCGAGACGCGGGACTGGTGCGAAGAGCACCTGGATCCGCTCCTGGCTGCTGCCGATCCAGGCCTGCGCAGCTACTTGGGCCAGGACTTTGGGCGCTCCGGAGACTTGTCGGTACTGCATCCCGCTCAGGAAGCCGCAAACCTAGACCTCAAGACATTGTTCGTGCTGGAGCTGCGCAACTGCCCATTCAGGACCCAGCGCCAGATCCTCTTTTACATCCTGGATCGCCTGCCTCGTTTCAGTCGGGCGGCCTTGGACGCGCGTGGCAATGGTCAGGCGTTGGCCGAAGAGACGCGCCAGGCCTATGGCGCGAGCCGTGTCGAGGAAGTGATGCTGTCCGAGACGTGGTACCGGGAAAACATGCCCAAGCTCAAAGCCCAGTTTGAGGACCGCACCTGGAACATGCCCAAGGACAGCCTGATTCTCGACGATTACAGGGCGCTCAAGGTCGTACGCGGCGTGGCCCGCGTGCCCGATGCGCGGACCCAGGACAAGGGGGGCAAGCGCCACGGTGACGCCGCCATTGCCGGGGCGATGCTTGTGCATGCCGTCAAGCTCGACGGCGGACCGGTTGAATACGCCTACCATCCCGTGCGGCGCGAGAACACAATGAGAACGAGGGGGAGACTTTTATGATCCTGGATCAGTACGGCAAGCCGGTTCGCAAGAACATGCTGGACAAGGAAATCGCGGCCCCTGGTTTGACCGGGGTCCGTTCGCTTTGGAACTTCGGACACATCGCTTCCGGGCTGACGCCTGGCGGGCTGGCTTGTCTGCTCCGAGACGCTGCCGAGGGCGACCATAATGCCTACTTGACCCTGGCCGAGGAGATGGAGGAGCGGGACGGGCACTATGCATCCGTACTCGGCACCAGAAAGCGAGCGGTGTCCGGCCTGCCCGTGGTAATCGAGGCGGCTACGGATGACCCCAATGACGTAAAGCTGGCGGATGAGGTCCGCGCGCTGTTCAAGCGCAGCACAAAAAGCATGATGGAACATTGCCTTGATGCTCTGGGCAAGGGCTTCTCCGTGGTGGAAATCATCTGGGACAGGTCGTCCACGCCCTGGAAACCTGCCCGTTATGCATGGCGGGATCCACGCTTTTTTCAGTTTGACCAGGAGTCTCGCACGGAAATCAGGCTGCGTGATGAAGCGGACATGATGAACGGCATACCCCTGGAGCCGTACAAATTCATCCGGCACGTGCCCCAGCTCAAGAGCGGCATCCCGATCCGGGGCGGCCTGGCCCGCGTCGTGGCCTGGTCCTGGA